GGACTTGCTGACTGAATTGGACTGCTCTACGGGCACGTCTTTTTACACGCTGATCCCCGGCGAAGGTGTGCTGGCTAAAACCGGTATTTACGTGTACCTCCCGTCAGCTTCTGTGACATCCACTATCTTTTACGGATAAGGGGACGAGTCATGATGCAAACAGACGTTAAAGCAGCCTACGTAAAAAGTTCCGGGATATTGGTCACACCATTACGCACCCGTCTTAAAGGCTGCGTTGTAACTTCAGGCACGTCTTCGTTGCGTAACGTAGCTGCGTGTGATCCGACTACCGTTGTTTCTGGTACGTATAGCCAGACGGGTACGACTGCCACAATCACTATTACTAACCACGGCCTGACGAACGGACAGCGGGTGTTTGTGGACTTCACGACAGGTACAAGCCGCGACGGTATGTACGCAATTACGTACATCGACGCTAATAGTTTTAGTGTGACTACGGTTAACTCGGTTTCAACGTCTGGTAATGTAAATGTCTACCCTGATGTTTATATGGAAATTGACACGTATAGTACGGTTGGTTTGCCTATTAAGCTTCCCGGTGAAGGAATACTTTTCCCCAACGGGATTTTCTTTGGTACTGGTCCTAGTGTAACGGCGATGGTTTATTATGGCTAAGACTCCAGCATGGACGAGGAAAGAGGGCAAAAATCCCAAGGGTGGTCTAAACGCCAAAGGGAGAGCCTCTTACAACGCAGCGAATCCGGGGAAGCCGGGGCTGAAAGCCCCCCAGCCGGAAGGCGGCGCAAGGAAAAAGTCGTTCTGTTCCAGAATGGAAGGGATGAAAAAGAAGCTCACTTCGTCAAAAACCGCGAACGACCCGAACAGTCGGATTAATAAAAGTTTGAGGGCTTGGAAATGTTAAAAGATCACGTTGAACCAGACTTCATGGACAACATCTCCATCCTTGCGGGGCTGGGTGTTCTACTGTCATGGTTACCTACTGTGTTTTCACTTGTGTCTATTGTCTGGTTCAGCATTCGTATTTGGGAATCCGATACGGTACGCGGCCTGACCAACCGTGTTAAGGAGCAAAAAAATGAAGAGTAAAGCTAAGCCAGTTAAAGGTTCTGCGCGTACAAAACGCTTCGATATTGGCGGCACCGTTGGTGCTCTGGCCGGTCTGGGCACACTTGCCTATCTAATAAACAAAAAGAAGAAGGGCGCAGCTGAGGCAGAAGGTCCTGAGTACAAGCCACAGGGCAAGTTTCCCGCAGAGCAGACTCATGAGATTGCTAAGGGCGAAGAGTACAAACCCGTGGGGAATGAGGGTAAAGAGGGCGTCTTTAAAGATGGGATGAAGTACACAAAGCCTGAAGCGTCAACGGCGGTGGAAACAACTACGTCTAAGCCTGCCCCTGTGGTAAAGAAGAAGAAGAAAGTTGTAGCTACGACTACTACGTCGCAGCAAAACCAAAGCCAAGCCGCAGCCCCGACAACTACGTCGCAGCGGAACCAAAACCAGAACCGTCAAGGTAGTTCTTCTTCATCGGCGACTAGCTTAACCAATAAAGGTAAAGGCAAAGACAAAGGTTTTGGTACGGCTACACAAATGTCTTCAGATAGCGACGCTGCTAAAGCTATGCGTCAAAGCCGTGCTCAACGCTTGGGCGCGACCTATAACGCCCAGTATAAAGCTTTGCAGACCGCACCCGAAGGCCCCGGCAAAGAAGCTCTTAAGAAAGCGGTTGCTAAAGCTAAACAAGATTATGAAGACGCCAACAAAGGTCTGAAACGCGGCGGCGCTGTTAAGAAATACGCAGCAGGCGGTGCAATCAAAGCATCCAAGATGGGTTCAGTTAAAACAGCTAAGCCTTCCATGGGTTCTGCATCCAAGCGGGCTGACGGCATCGCCATTCGTGGCAAAACGAGGGCTTAATCATGGCTGGGAAATTCTACGAAAACATCCCTGACAGAAGTAAGCCTAAGAAAGATTCCGGCACTGTCAGGTCTACAGCGACAAAATTACCTACCAAGGTAGACCCAGACGCACCTTCGCAAACTGTGCTTGAGTCGCTCAAAAATGAGCGTATAAATCAGGAACAGGACATTCGTAATCGCAAAGAGCGTGAAGCGTATGACAAAGGTGAGAAAACCCGTCTGAGGGATCAAGGCGGACTCAAAAAGGGTGGCTACGTCAAGGCGGCTGATGGCTGCTGCACCAAGGGTAAAACCAAAGGTAGGATGGTGTAATGCCTGCTAAGTCAGCAAAGCAAGAGCGGTTTATGCAAGCCGTGGCGCACAACCCTAAATTTGCAAAGAAGGCTGGAGTGCCTCAATCAGTGGGGCGCGAGTTCACTAAATCTGGAGGCGGTATGGCTAACACATCACGTATGAATCGACTGGAGGAACTGGGTCGCGTTAACGCTGAAAAGGCAAAGACACCCAAGGGCAAGAGCAATCTGATGGCTGAAAAGAAGCGCATCGTCGGCGAGCTAAAGACTGGCACAAAGAAGATGGCAAAAGGCGGTATGGTCGCTCCGTCTAAGATGGGTTCGGTTCGCACTGCTGCTCCTAGCCGTGATGGCGTTGCTACCAAGGGTAAAACCAAAGGCACCCAGATCAAGATGGCTGGCGCTAAAGGTATGAAGTACGGCGGTAAGTGCTGAGATGATGGCCTCACGCGGTATGGGGGACATTAACCCTTCCAAGATGCCCAAGGCCAAGAAGAAGGCCCGACGGGATGACACCGACTTTACGCAATACAAAGACGGTGGGAAGGTTAATGCGGCTGGTAATTACACCAAGCCAGAACTGCGTAAGAAGATCGTAAGCCAAGTGAAAGCTGCGGCTACTCAAGGCACCGGTGCAGGTCAATGGTCAGCCCGCAAGGCGCAGCTGGTAGCTAAGAAGTACAAAGCCGCTGGCGGTGGGTATAGAGATTGAAAGCCCCGCAAAAGTCGCTGAAAGACTGGGGGGACCAGAAATGGCGAACCAAAAGCGGAAAGCCGTCGTCAAAGACCGGGGAGCGGTATCTCCCGGAAAAGGCAATCAAGGCACTAAGCCCAGCCGAGTATGCCGCCACGACGAAGGCAAAGCGGGCAGGGAAGAAAGCAGGAAAGCAGTTCGTAGCGCAGCCCAAGGGTATTGCAAAGAAAACAGCGGGGTTTAGATAATGGCATTTTCTACAGACACAACCGCGTTTAACCCAGACCTCAACGAGATATTCGAAGAGGCTTTTGAGCGTTGTGGCTTGGAACTCCGCACGGGCTACGACTTCCGTACGGCACGGCGCAGCCTGAACTTCTTGATTGGCGAATGGGCGAACCGGGGTATTAACCTGTGGACGGTTGAGCAGGGGTCAATTAACTTGGCACAAGGGGTAACTACATATGATCTACCTGATGATACCGTGGACCTTATTGAGCATGTTATTCGTACTGATTCCGGACAGGGTCCTAACCAGACTGATCTGAACATCACTCGTATTTCGGTCTCGACCTACTCTACTATCCCCAACAAGCTGGCTCAGGGGCGTCCGATTCAGGTCTGGATTAACCGTCAGTCGGGGCAAAAGGTTGGGTCTAACGCAGCTACGCCCAAGCACCCACAGATTAATGTCTGGCCAGCGCCGGATCAGGGCACGACCCAACAACCGTATTACGTGTTTTATTACTGGCGCTTGAAGCGTATCTACGACGCCGGTACCGGTACCAACGTGATTGATATTCCGTTCCGCTTTCAGAACTGCTTGGTAGCGGGCTTGGCGTATATGCTGGCCATGAAGAAAGCTGATGTGTCTCCAGACCGGTTAATGGCGCTGAAAGTTATGTATGACGAGGCATGGGACTTGGCGGCAAGCGAAGACCGCGAGAAGGCGGCTGACCGTCTGGTGCCACGTGAGATGTTTATTGGGTAATCATGGGAAATAGGTTTTCAAGCGGTAAGAACTCGATTGCGGAATGTGACCGCTGTGGGTTTCGCTATAAACTGAAGTACCTGAAGAAGCTGATTATTAAGACCAAGCAGGTCACAATTAAAGTGTGCCAGACCTGTTGGGAACCCGACCAGCCGCAGTTACAATTAGGTATGTACCCAGTACAGGACCCACAGGCGGTGCGGGAACCACGGCGAGATAATAGTTATTTGCAAGCGGGCTATACAGGGTTGCAGCTTACGACGAACACAGATTTTGGTGACCCTTCGGGCGGTAGCCGAGTGTTTCAGTGGGGTTGGGCACCGATTGGCGGGGCAAGTGCAAACGATGCGGGGTTAACGCCCAATTACCTGACATCGCCGGGCGTAGTGGGCAGTGTGACGATCACATAGGAGTAAGACATGAAACATGAAGACGTAAAACAAGATAAGCCACTCATGGAGAAGGTCGCTAGGAAAGCGGTCAAAGGCCATGAGAAGCGTATGCACGGCATGAAAAAAGGCGGCGTGACTGGCGAAGCCATGAAGAAGATGGGTCGCAATCTGGCACGTGCTGCTAACCAGCGAGGCCGTTAATGGCCAAATACTCACAAAAGCAGGGTGGCAAAGAAGTAGGCCAAGCTGCTGTCTACGCGGAGCCACATACTATGGACGGTAAAAAAGTCAAAAGCGATCTGCCTTACGAAGCGGGCGCGAAGGTCATGACTGAGATGAACATCTCGATTGCGGGATTGTCCAAGGGTAACTACAAAGAAACCAAGACTTCGGGTATCAAAATCCGTGGTACTGGCGCAGCAACTAAAGGCACGATGGCTCGCGGCCCGATGGGTTAATCATGACGTACAACGAACTGTTCACTGCGGTTAAAGACTACCTGCAAAACGACTTCCCCACAAATACGTGGACGAACGTAGCAGGTACAGGCACGACCACGTCTGACGGCACTGACCAGATCAACTTGTTTATTACGCAGGCGGAAGAGCGCATCTATAACACGGTGCAGATTCCACCCTTGCGGAAGAATGTCACAGGCGTAACTTCAGCGAGCAATAAGTATTTATCGTGCCCAACGGACTTTCTGTCTGTGTTTTCAATGGCTGTTATTGAGAATGCGGGGGCGGCTAACGAGAACTATGAATACTTACTCAATAAAGATGTTAACTTCATCCGGGCGGCGTATCCCAACTCAACTGATACAGGGCTTCCTAAGTACTACGCTCTTTTCGGCCCTACCGTTGCGGCGGGCGTTATTACAGATGAGTTGAGCTTTATCCTCGGACCTACACCTGATGCTAGTTACAACGTTGAGCTGCACTACTACTATTACCCTGAATCAATCACAGTAGCGGCTGATGGACGCACATGGCTTGGCGACAACTATTCGCCGGTGCTGCTGTATGGCACTATGCTTGAAGCCTACATCTTCCTGAAGGGTGAACAGGACATGATGGCGACTTACAAGGGTAAGTACGACGAAGCTCTTGCGCAGTTGAACCGTCTGGGTACAGGTCTTGAGCGTGGTGATGCGTACCGTGATGGTCAGGCTAAGATTAAGGTGAATCCGTAATGGCGATCCAACAAGGACTCACGAACAGCTTCAAACAAGAGATGCTCCAAGCGGGGCAGAACTTGGCGACCGACACTCTGAAGATGGCGTTGTACACGGCGTTCTCTGATATTGGGCAGTTGACTACGGCGTACACCACATCAAATGAAGTGACTGGCACAGGCTACACAGCGGGCGGCGTTGTAATGACAGGTGTAACAATCAGCACACAAACGACTGGGCCAAACGCAGGTACGGTATACGTAGACTTCGCTAATGTATCGTGGCCGGGAGCCAACTTTACCGCTCGTGGTGCATTGATCTATAACGTGACTCGTAGCAACAAGTCAGTAGCGGTTCTGGACTTTGGTTCGGACAAAACTTTTAGCAGCACAAGCAACACCGTCACCATGCCAGAGAATACGGCAACGACGGCACTAATTCGTTTTCCTTAAGAGGTTATTATGCTTATCGCAAAGTCCGAAGGCACAGACAACGTAAGCTCATCACTTACAGCGCGTACAGGCGCTTCAGAAGGTATGCGCGCTGGCGGCGTGTTTCATGTTCAGTGCTTAGATAAAGACGGTAACCTTAAATGGGAAACTTCGGAGCACAACCTTGTAGTCAATCAAGGACTGCAAGATATGAACACCAAGTACTTTAAAGGCTCGACTTATACTGCTGCGTGGTACTTAGGGTTGATTACTGGTCCCGGTTCAGGAACTACTTTTGCTGCCGCTGATACGTTGGCCTCTAAAGCGTGGACTGAGTTCACAGATTATTCTGGTGCACGTAAGGCGGTTACATTTGGTACGGCAACAACTGCTGATCCGTCCGTCATCAGCAACTCCGCCTCCCCCGCTTCCTACACTATTTCAGGTGCTGGCGGCACAGTTGCAGGTGCGTTTCTTTGCTCAGTGTCTAGTGGTACGTCAGGCGTTTTGTTTTCTGAATCAGATTTTCAGTCTCCGGGGGATCGTGTTGTAGTCGCGGGCGATACGCTTAATGTGACGTATACGTTTAGTCTTGATGCTGCATAAATTGTGTTTGCTGATGCCTCATTCGCAGTTGCGCCTTTTGCTGCCCTCGGGGTAACTAGTGCTATTTTCGACTCCAGTGTCGAAGAGGCGGCGACCGTATCAGAAATAACAGCGGCGGTAGCAGGATTTACTCCGTTAGACAGTGAGAGCGTAGCTGGTACAGATAGCGTTACGGTATCCTCGGCAGTCTTTAACACCGCGTTAGCAGAAGTAAGTACCGGATCAGAAGTAATTAGTGCGCTTGTGGCGTTTAGTAGTGCATTAAGTGAAAGCAGTGTTGGGACTGACAGTGTGTTAGTAGCACCTTCAACGTTCAACGCCGTAATAACTGAAAGCGCCGAGGTTATTGATACAGTATTAGCGGTAGCGATATTTTTCGCCGCCGTAACTGAAGGCGTAGTAGCGGCGGATCAGATTGTTGCAAGGTTCCTCTGGGAGCTTATTGATGATTCGCAAACAGTTAGCTGGGGCACAATAAATACTGCCTCGTCCCCCGGTTGGACTGTAATATATGACGAGCAGACCGCCTCGTGGCAAGTAATAAACACGCAGGAATAAAAAATGGCGCTTATAGTTAAAGACAGAGTTCAAGAGATAACCACGGTAGTTGGCACAGGCACGCTAACGCTTGGCGGCGCGGTTCTTGGGTATCAATCTTTTGCTGCCATAGGCAATGGAAATACTACTTACTACGCTATATTTGACCCAGTAGCATACGACTGGGAAGTTGGTATCGGTACATACACAGCTTCTGGCACAACACTTTCTAGAACTACTGTATTGTCCTCAAGCAATGGTGGTTCCCTTGTAAATTTTGCGGTAGGTACTAAAAACGTATTCTGTACATACCCATCAGAGCGGGCGGTCTACAGAGACACTGCGGATACGTATACGGTCCAACAAACCTTTGATGCACTGACAGCAAACTCAATCGCGCTGACTACAGGGACGATCTCTACAGCCCCCGTTAACAACACGGACATTGTTAATAAGCAATACGCTGACGCTATTGCAGCCGGTATTCACTTTCACGAAGCAGTGGCATATGCAACTACCACAGCACTACCTGCTTCCACGTACAACAATGGAACATCTGGCGTAGGGGCAACGCTTACAGCAAACGCTAACGGCGCTTTGACGGTTGACGGCTATACGTTTACTTCCCCTGCGGATAACGGCACACGTATCCTAATTAAGGATCAAGCAAATGGTGCTCAGAACGGTGTTTATACGCTAACTCAGGCGGGCAACTCCTCGCCCGGTGCGCCCTTTATTCTGACCCGCGCTACAGACTTTGATACCGCTGGAACCGGGGTTAATCAGATTGACGAGGGGGACTTTTTCTTAGTAACCGGCGGCACTGCGAACATCAACACCGCTTGGGTACAGCAGACCGCTCCCCCTATAGTAGTCGGTACGACAGCCCTTGTTTTTCAACAATTTGCTGCGCCGATCACTTACACGGCGGGGACAGGGTTAAACGAATCTCCATCGTTCACATTTAATATTGCTAACACAGGCGTATCTGCTGCCACATACGGTTCATCTTCTCAGGTTCCAGTCTTTGCAGTTAATGCGCAAGGGCAGCTTACAACAGTTACCAACACATCAATCGCCATAGCCGCAGGGGCGGTTTCCGGGCTGGCTGCATCGGCTACAACAGACACAACGAACGCAAGTAATATTAGCTCAGGAACTTTAGGCACTTCGCGGTTGTCTGGCTCGTATACTGGTGTGACAGGTGTAGGTACTCTAACTGCTGGTACGTGGAACGCCACGGCCATCGCGGCAAACTATGGTGGCACAGGCCAGACCTCGTACACGATAGGCGACATTCTTTATGCAAGCACTTCCACTGCTTTGTCTAAACTGGCTGACGTTGCCGTGGGCAATGCCTTAATATCAGGCGGTGTTGCTGCGGCTCCAAGCTGGGGGAAAATTGGTTTAGCTACGCACGTATCAGGCACTCTCCCTGTTGCTAATGGCGGAACTGGCATTACAAGTTTTGGTACAGGCGTTGCAACCGCACTGGGGATAAATACTGGCACCGCAGGTGCGTTTGTAGTTAATGGTGGAGCTTTAGGTACGCCCTCTTCCGGCACGTTAACCAACGCAACAGGTCTCCCCCTTGCTACCGGCGTTACTGGAACTTTGCCAATTGCCAACGGCGGGACCGGTGAAACAACTCGGCAGGCTGCGATTGACGCTCTGGCTGGTGCGGTTACATCTGGTCAATATTTGCGGGGTAACGGAACCGACGTGGTTATGTCCGCAATCCAAGCTGCGGATGTCCCTACGCTAAACCAAAATACGACTGGGTCGGCAGCAACGTTTACTAGTACGACACAGAACTCCCAATTTAATTCTGTGGGGGTTGGTACCGCCGGTTCTACTACCGCAGGTGAAATACGCGCGACTAATAACATAACTGCTTTCTACTCGTCTGACCGCGCCCTCAAAGAAAACATACGGGATATTCCAGACGCGTTGAATAAAGCATGTGCGATTGGGGGTAAGTTGTTTGACTGGACCGACGACTACATTAAGCAGCACGGCGGCGAAGACGGATACTTTGTGCAAAAAGCCGATTTTGGTGTAATTGCGCAGGATGTTAAGCCTCATTTACCTGAAGCAGTAAAGACACGGGAAGACGGTACTTTAGCGGTTGACTACGAAAAAATGTGCGCGTTAGCGTTTGCTGCGATTGCAGAACTTCGCGCTGAAGTTGAGGCGCTTAAGCGTCAGTAAAGGAATAGTTATGCCTAGTACATATTCAACCGATTTACGTATTGAACTAATTGCTACCGGCGAACAGTCTGGTACGTGGGGAGTAACCACTAACTCCAACCTTGGTACCGTCCTTGAAGACGCTATATCCGCCTTGGCATCGGTTTCTGTAATAAGCGCAAACCAAGCGCTGACCGCTCAAAACGGCGCGGTTGACCAAGCAAGGTGCGCGGCCCTCAGCCTGACTACAACTACAGGTGCCAACTTCGCTATCTATGTTCCACCGGTAACTAAGCTATATGTAGTGACCAACCCATCGGGGTATACGGCAACCGTGTATTGCTCGACCTCTATTGGTAACACCACAGCAGCTGGTACCGGCGTAGCCATCCCTACTGGTAAAACAGTATTACTTCGCGCTGATGGCACAAATGTGGTGGAACAACTAAACCATGTGGTGGGTAATTTTTCTGTTGGTGGTACAGCTTCTGCTACGGCGTTTTCTGGCCCCCTAACGGGTAATGTTACAGGTAATGTTACAGGTAATGTTACGGGGAATGTCACAGGTAACGTAACAGGTAATTTAACGGGTAATGTGGCCGCAGGTGCAGGCACTATTGCGACAACCAACTTTACAATTACGGAGGTTGGTGGGGTGCTGTATTTTAAAAACGGATCGACCAACATTGCCAAATTA